AACGATGCATTACTTAACGCCAATAGGCAAGGTTTGCCACGAACAGCTGCCGGAACGTTAGTGAACCAAGACTAATGACAGTCCCAGTTATTAACGCGGTTATTAACTTCTCTACTGGCCCTAGTTTTGCACAGGCATTTATTATTGGCGAAGGCATACTAGGTACTAATATCCTTGCCGATGCAGCTGCAGTTATCGTAGATGTAAGTGATGTAGTAGATAGCGTAAGCATTAAGCGCGGCCGTAATGCTCAGGCAGATGAATTCCAAACAGGTACGCTAACTTTGCGTATCGTGGATCAGAACGGCGACTTTAATCCGCAGAACCCTAGCAGCCCTTATTTTGGCCTATTAGATCCAATGCGTAAGGTATCTATATCGGCTACTTATAGCGGCGTTACATATCCAATGTTTTCAGGGTTTATTACCAGCTATACGACCACTACCCCTAAAAACGCTAACGATGTTGTATATACAACCATCCAAGCCGTAGATGCCCTAAGACTGGCTCAAAATGCCCAGATCAGTACAGTTACAGGGGCAGTAGCAGGGCAACTATCTGGCACACGCATTAACGAGATACTTGATGAGATCGTCTGGCCAGCATCGATGCGCGATATTGATGCTGGTTTAACCACTATGCAGGCAGACCCCGGCACAGCCCGTACATCCTTAGCCGCATTACAAACTGTTACAAATAGTGAGTACGGCGCGTTTTATGTTGATGCATCGGGTTCGTTCGTATTTCAGGATCGCACAGTAACTACTGCCAGCATCGGCGGTACGCCTACAGTATTTAACGATAACGGCACAGATATTGGCTATTCTAATGCCGTATGGCGACTAGATGACACCCTTGTATTTAACCAGGCTAACGTGACCCGCACAGGCGGCACAGTTCAATCTGCAACTAACGCAGCTAGTGTCGAGAAGTATTTTGCACATACTTACAATATTCAGAACTTGTTGATGCAAACGGACGCCGTTGCACTAGATTACGCACAGGCTTATGTAGCAAGCCGTGCAGAAACCAGCGTTAGATGCGATGCAATCGAGCTAGACCTATACACCGATAATTACAACACAGGCATAATTGCAGCCTTAGATTTAGATTTTTTTGACCCGGTAACTATTACTACTAACCAGCCAGGTAGTTCAACCCTTACAAAGACTTTACAAGTTTTCGGCGTGGCACACAGCGTCACCCCGAATAAATGGCGCACTACCTTTACTACACTTGAACCTATTATTGACGGGTTTATTATTGGTAATGCTAACTATGGCGTTCTAGGCGTAAACGTACTTTCATACTAAGGAGATAAGAAATGGCAACAGGATTCCCAAGCGTTACGGGTGACGTGCTAACTAGCAATATGTTTAACGGCCTAGTGGCATTTACCATTAATGCTCAAACAGGTACAACATACACATCAGTGCTAAATGACAGTTACCAAGTTTTAGTAACCATGTCTAACGCATCTGCCAATGCTTTTAAGATACCTACTAACGCAACAGTTGCGCACCCAATAGGCACAGTTATTACAGTCATGAACATTGGTGCTGGACTTACTACAATTTCCGCTGTTACTAGCGGCACAACTACAGTTCTTTCAGCAGGTGCTACAGCGGCTTCACCTACTGTTGCGCAATATAAATCAGCTGCCTGCATCAAAACTGGTACAGATGCTTGGTATGTGGTTGGTGCGATAGCCTAATGTTAAATAGTATTGTTGCATTATTAAGTGCTATTCAATTAAAAGTTTTTGGCACTTGGACAACTCGCACTTTGCCTACTAATACCAACTGGTCTGCTGCCGCATACGGCAATTCAATTTGGGTTGCAGTATCAACAAGCACGGGCACTAATGCTGCCTCATCACCAGATGGCACTACTTGGACTGCTAGAACGCTGCCAACTTCTCAATCGTGGAACGATGTTACTTTTGGCGCAGGTGTATTTGTAGCCATCGGCGGTACTGCTGGCGCGGCTACATCTACCGATGGAATTACTTGGACAGCTCGCACATTACCTACTGTTGGAAGTGCTTGGCAAAGTGTTGTTTGGAACGGATCATTGTTTGTTGCAGTTTCTGCCGCTGCGGGAACAAATGGCGCGGCCACATCTACCGATGGAATTACTTGGACTGCCAGGTCTTTAATTGCTACTGGTGGCAGTTATGGTTTGGCTTTTGGTGCTGGTCTTTGGGTGTCTACTTCCGTTGCCTCAAATCCAAATAACAATGCTACTTCACCTGACGGCATAACTTGGACTGCTCGCACATTTCCTACTGCTAACTGGAAAAGTGTAGCTTTTGGTGCAGGTTTATTTGTAGCAGTAGCAGATGGTGGAACAAATACTTATATGACTTCACCCGACGGTATTACTTGGACAACTCGAACATTACCTGGATCAGGCAATTGGAATCAAATTTGTTTTGGAAATGGTTTATTTGCTACCTGTGCTTATAATTCAACACTTTCTGCAATATCTACCGACGGAATTAATTGGACTAGCAAGACTTTGCCATCTTCATCAACTTGGGCGGATATTGCTTTTGGCAATAATTTATTTTTAACTCCTGCTTACACAACTGTCGCTGCAACAGCAACTTATTCATAAAGGATATATATGAGATACGAAATAGATGAATCAAATACTGTTCGTTTATTCAATGATAGTGAACAGATACCATTTCAGGTACAGCCACATTATCCTAATGGCGATACTTTTGACACAATGTCTGAGGCGGAAAATTGGGCTAAATTAGCTATTGCCGCTTTTGAACCTGATCAACCTTTTGCGCCTAACGGAAAAGGATTACAGGGTGAACCAAAACCTACAAATGACAGCCATATCCTATAACGGCTGGCCAGCATCTAAGGATGTTGAGTCGATCCGTATCAAGTCTTACCCAATCAAGGGTACAAAGATAAAGCTGCGATGCGCCTATTTTGCTGCGCCTTTATTGGTTGCCTTTGCTGAGGCCTTTAATGAATTGATTGAGCCGATCGATGGCGGTGCGCTAGATGATTGGGGCTACTGCTATAGAGATGTTAGAGGCGTACCGGGCAAGTTAAGCAATCACAGCAGCGGCACAGCCATTGACCTAAACGCGACTAAGCATCCGCTTGGCAAGGCTGGCACGTTCCCAGCTGAAAAAATTCCAATGATCCAGGCACTTACCAAAAAATATGCTCTTAATTGGGGTGGTAATTGGACTCGAAAAGATGAAATGCATTGGGAATTAGCACTAGACCCAATTAAGACAGCCAAACACATCGAGAAGTTAGGATTAAAATATGCCGACTAGCGCACAAGTAACAATAACCACTACAGCCACGCTTTTAGTAGCTGCAAATATTATGGATCAGACAGTATGGCTACATAATCTAGGCGGCGGTGCTGTCTATTTAGGCGATGCTAACGTAACTACATCTAATGGTTACAAACTAGATAACGGCGATAAAATGCAAGTGCCTGTAGGAGATCATGAAGGCTTATATGGAATTGCTGCATCGGGTACGCATACGATTGCAGTATTGAAACAAGTCAACTAAGGGCACTTAGGAGTAAGACCATGAAAGAACAAGCTAAGGCCGCTGGCCTGTCATATCTACGCGCCGCTTTTAGCTGCGCAGCTGCGCTTTACATGTCCGGCATTACCGACTGGAAAACACTAGGTAATGCATTTATCGCTGGACTACTTGGCCCATTATTGCGCGCCATGAATCCATCCGATAGCACTTTCGGCGTTAAGTAAATGACGGCCGCCCAGTCGCTTATAGCAATAGCCATAGGATTATGTACTCTTATGGGGTTTGCGGCTGGGCTGGTTCGCCATCTAGTTAAGTATTATCTAAGCGAATTACGCATGGACAATAACGGCGGCCATAACCTACGCGGTCGAGTAGATCGTATTGAAAGCAAGGTTGACTCGATCTACGAGATGTTACTAACCCGTTAGGGCGTGTCGGTTATTGACCGCTGTCATACCCAGGCTTTACCCTTTATTTACACGTTAGGCAGGGCTACCTAATTCGGTGTAGCACGGCTTAACCCAAACAAGGGCAAAGTAAATGGATATAGAAAAAGTAGCAGTATTCGTAATAATGGTGAGTATTGCTTGGTTTATCGTAGGTTGGTCGGTCGGTTACAAAGAAGGCGTAAAGGATGGCTACAATCGTGGCCGCGCAGCTGGTATGCGTGTAGCTAGTGATCGTGTGGTCAAGTAATGGAACTCTTTGGTCGAATTGCGTTTGTTAAAGTTACTGATTATGACACCGAGGTTCAATATTGGGGAATTGTCAAGGTTAAAAATAATAAGACAATTTCATTAGACTTTTACCCTTATTCAATTCTTTTTTATTTTGGTAAAAAGCATGTTTGATCTATCAACCTATGAGGATGTAAACAGCCGCATCAAGCGGTTTAGAGAAACTCATATTTCAGGCAGGATCATTACTGAGATCGTTGAGATAAACGTAAAGGATGGTTATGTAATCATCCGTGCCAGCGTATTCCGTGAGCATGAGGATGTAGTACCGGCGGCTGTTGATTACGCTTATGAGCTGCGTACTGATCGAGGCGTAAACAGGGACTTTTGGATCGAGAATTGCAGCACCAGCGCAATCGGTCGAGCCATTGGGTTACTTATGCCAAGTGATGCACGGCCTACACGGCAGGACATGGAGAAGGTAGAACGTTTAGCGGCTCAGCCTGCAGTAGAGGTTGATCTATGGGCTACTGCTATACCTGCAGTAAAGGTTGAAGGCGTGGGAAGTGTGCGGCCAGCAGCTGAAACTATTGCAGACATTAAAGCGCAATTAGGCAGCGAGATCGTTGATCCTGCACCTATCTGCTCACACGGCCGCATGGTTTACAAAGAAGGCGTAAGCCCTAAGACGGGATCAAAATACCGGGGCTATACCTGTAGCAGTAAGTCACGGGGCGATCAATGCAAACCAATATGGCTATAACCGAGATGGCGCAGATCGTCCAGGTAATCTTAGATCGATCGCAGGAGTTACAGGCAGCAGCTAGTGGGTTTGCCCGTAGTACAGGCGAGAAGGCTAATACGCCCGACCATGCTGGCCGATATAACACAAAGATAAACTTTCACGAGTTCGTAGCCGAGCATAGTGAAGCCGCTGGCGCAGAGATCGCAGTAGCGCAGTACATGGGTATCCGTAACTTTATACCTACTGTAAATACTTTCCACGATGCACCAGACATACAGCTAGGGAACTTAGGCTTTGAAGTTAAGTGGACTAAATACATTAACGGCCATTTAATCATCCATAAGGATTACCCACGCCTTAGCGATGTAGCAATCCTTGTCTGTAATAAGAGTCCGGTATATCAGATTATCGGCTGGATGCCCGTGCTATGGGCTAAGAAAGCCAAGTATTACAACGCAGCTGATGGCAATTTCTGGGTATCTCAACGTGAGTTATTTGAAATGGATGCATTAAGGAAGTCTGTATATGGCATTACTGAGGCTTAATTGCAGGGTTTGCGCCAAGATTGGCCCTGGCATGCAAACGCATAAGATCGTAGATGAGTTTATAAACCTGCCGCCTAACGTAGTTTGCGTTCAATGCTTAGGCTGTGGCGTTATGGGCATAGAGATGCTACTCAATAGTGAACGCGCTAAGGATGAGGACATGCTAAATGACTAACGAGCTAAAGATCAGCTGTAACTGCGAGGATTACAAAGAGATGAGCCTGTCGGTTCACCTGGTTAATGGCATTATCCCTATCATCATAATCAAGTGCGAAAACTGCATGAGTGCTTACACAGTCATGCCTAATTCGGTGCAGCATGCCTAGTTACCTATATCGCTGCGATCAATGCGGCGTAGAACTAGAGATGAATCACCCGGTAAGCACACACGGCGACAGCGCACCTTTATGCTGCAGCTACCCAATGAATCGCGTGTTTAGCGCGCCAGGTATCATATTTAAGGGAACGGGATGGGGTAAAGATAAATGAGTAATACAGAGATGCGTACGATATTGCAGGATCTAAGGGAACTACTAGCTAAAGAGATTGAGCACAAGTTCATGCCGTTACATGTATGCCAGGTATGCGACAACATAGCCGTAGGCGCGTTAGTAGAGCAGATCGTGGCCACAATTAGGGGCGATAATGACTGATCTCAATGACTGGAAAATGGCCGAACGCATAGCCGAGAACAGCAATACATTTAAAACGCCGCAAGATGTTATGACTGCCTTTGAGGATCTTATGAAGCAAGTCGAAGCTGAAGGCGACCAAGATGACTAAGCGACTTGGTCAGGAGTTTTACACAGTTGCGGATAACGCTGTGTATAACGCATGCTGTGACTCTATACAGTTTAAGTATTTGTGCATAACCTGTGGACAAAACGCAGGGTGCTACTTTTGCAGCTTTAACCCAGATGAAAAGCATGAGTGTAATGAGTAGCGACACGCCCAAGATCCCGCGTAAATTGAAATGGATTTGGTGGTATGTGCTACCATCTATTCTTGTAACAGCATTTAATAATAATGCTTATGCTATAAATAATAATGATATAGAGAAAGAAAAATATAAACTCTATAGTCATATAAAACTAACTAACCATAGGCAATACCTATGTCTAGAGCAGCTTTGGTATCTTGAATCTAAATGGAATTACCGGGCTGATAACAAGCGATCATCTGCATATGGAATACCACAGCTGTTAAAGTTAAAGACTAATGATCCTTATAAGCAGATTGACTTAGGGCTTATCTATATTGCTAAG